GCACAATATTAAATTAGTTTAATAGATCGCGCATATCGACTACTACTAATTGTAATAGATCGACTTGGTCTTCGGTGATTTCAGACAACTTCATTGGATGTCCAAAAATCATCTCAACCCTTTTCATTATACGCTTAGCCATTTCTTCACCATCGTCGCCGCTGACCAACTTAGTCCATAAGTCCTGTGCTTCAGCGCGAAGTGCTGTATAATCTAATTGCTCTTCAGCAACTTTAACTGTTTCTTCAACAACAACAGCACCATCAAGTTTTTCACTTTGATCAATGGCATCACCAATAGCATCAACCAATTCTTGATAACCAAATTTAATCTTTGGTGCCAAGTATTTATATCTACTACCAGCAATAACTCTTGGTGTTTGACGTGTATAGAGATATCTCTCTGCATTGCCGTCTGCATCCCATTCAATGGCTATATAACCAATTACGTCCACAAGTCTGTTACAAATCTCGTAACAACGCTTATTAAGCGCCGGACTATAAAACTCAATATCATTACCATCAATAGTTTCCTTACGGATTTCTTGGTGGGCGATGAGTATCAATCCATATCCAAGCATTGTTATCTTACGTAAGCAAGATTCAAACTCTGCCTTAACTTGTGTGTAGCCTTGACCCCAAGGTATTTCATTGATTTTTTGTACGCCGTTTTGCGCGCATACAAATTGTTCACAAAGATCATATGCAATACTTGCAGTATCTATTGTTACTGTATCAAATTTTTCTCTTGCGGCCGGTTGCTCTAACTGACGGAGCAATAGTTTAAAATCAGACCACTTTTGAATTGGTTGGGCATAAATACCATCAATAGCATTATAACCCATTTCAAAAGCGCATAACAAATTCTTTTTGAACTTTGCGGCAAAAGAAGTTTTACCTACTTTTGGCGCACCATATATTAGCACATATTTCCCTTTCAAATCACGAGAAATAGTAGTTGGTTGGAGGTTTAAGATATCAATTGCCATAGTTTAATCCTCCTTGGATATTAAAATCCAAGGTCTTTAAACTTATTGGCTGAACCTGGAGTTGGAGCCTTGCCAGATGTACCTTTTGAAGAACCTTTATCCTTGAGTTCTGCGAGTTTTGCTTTACGTGCTGCAAGTGCTGCTTGAACATCATCTGCATTGAGTGCAAATTCGCCTTCAAGAGGTGTAGAAGAACCGCTAGTAAGGATAAGTTCACTAACTGTGTATGTTCTTGTTTCTTCAACTGGTTCACCGAAGTCAACTTCTGACATATGTGTTTCTGTTCTTGATGTGAAGTTAAGTTTGCCGGCTGCTTTAACGGTGTCACCTTCGTTCCAATAATTAGAAACTGCGTCAATAACTCCTTTATTTATTGCTATGAAAGGAACTACATCAACCTTTCCGCCGTATTGAGGCACTATACCTGTTATCTTATACTTATCTGTTTCAACGCCGTCTTTGTCTGTTTCATAACCTTTGCTGCCTACCATAAATACAACAGTGAAGCTTGCGTCTGGTTTGCATTCATCTTTCTTAATTTTAGAGATGAAAGAAGCAGTAACACGAGGGAAAGAAACGAGATTTCCGTTTTGGCCATAATATTCGTTCATTTGGAGTTGTCCACGAGTGATGCGGATTCTGTCAGCATGATCGATGTCAGAAGCTGCAATACTTGTATATTCCTTCATAACTTTTTCAATTGACTCATATGCTGGGTTAAGTGCGCCCGCATTTGTGTATTGGCTAGCAAAGAGATGAACTGGGATTTCAAGTTCTGTGTCAACGCCGTTAATTTTTTGATTAACTTGAACTTTAATTGTACCACCAACTGAGTTTACATCTGTTCCATTCTTTTTAAAAGAACCGTACTTAATGTCGATTTCGCTAAGTATACCTTCAATTTTAACTGTGTTTTCTTTTGTTTGTAACATAATTTTTATTCCTCTTTTAATTTAATTCTGTAAAGTTCTTTCAACAAAAAGGGCGAGCATTTACCCGCCCTATGTTTAGCGTGTTTAGATATTAGTCTTCGTCGTCAGAAGGAACGAATGTTGCGCCTTCAGGTGTAAGAACTGCATAAGTAATTTCTTTTTCGTCTTCGCCTTCAGCTGTAACTTTTTCACGAACTACTAAGCCTTTCTTGCTTAAGTCAGTAACGTTAGCATTAACTGATCTTGCTGTTCTGTCGAGTGCGCTGCAGAGTTCATCAATTGTAACTTTGCCACCATTTGC